ATCGAGACGCTGTGGAAGCGTGACGAGAACGCCCTGACACGGCAGCTACTGCGCCCGATCGACCCCGATCCTTCACACCTGGTGCGCTTCGACCGTTCTGGGATCCGCGCGCTGCAGGCCGACGACACGAAGCGCGCGGCTGTCGTCGCGCAGCTCGCCGACGTCTGGACTGTCGACGAGGCGCGCATCTACACCGGCAAGGAGCCGCTCAACGACGAGATCGGCCGCGCGATCATCGCACATGCCCGACCGCAGCCCTTCGCTGCGCCGGCGTCGCGGGAACCAGCCACGGGTGAGGATGCTCAGCAGGAGAAGAGCATCGGCGGTCCGCCGCACGCGGCCCGGCGCAGCACTCCTCTATACGTGAAGAACGACGACCGCGACGCGGCCTGGAAGGCGTTCGACATCGCGACCAAGGCGCAGGAGGAGATCTGGACGGCGCAGGTCTACCGGCAGTTGCAGCGCGATAAGATCGCGGTTCTCGCCCTCACGGACGAGGTCTTCGGGCTGGGCGAGAAGGCAGATCCGCTCGTCGACTGGGGGCTGATCCTGCGGCTGCTGAGCGAGATCGATGCCTATGCCGCGTTCTCGCGCCGTGACTGGGACGAGGTGGTCGAGCCGCTGATCGATTCAACAGGCCGGAGCGCGGTCCGTACGCTGGCCAGCGAGCTCGCGATCGCTTTCGACCTGCTGATCCCGGGCCTCTCCGATTACACGGTCCGTCACTCCGCGTGGCTCATCACACAGATCAACAACACGACGCGCAGCGCGATCGCCTCGACGCTCGAGACCGGGTTCCGCAACGGCGAGTCGATCGAGCGGCTGCGCCAGCGCATCGAGGCCGCGGACGCCGCGTTCGGCAAGAGCCGCGCGGAGCTGATCGCGCGCACCGAGACCACGACGGTCTACAACGGCGCCCGCCACGAGTCGATGCTGCGCTACGCCCGCGAGAGCGGCGAGCGCGTCGAGAAGTCGTGGCTGTCGTCGCGTGACGCTCGCGTGCGCGATGAGCACCGCGCGCTCGATGACGAGACGTGGATCCCGATTGACCAGCCGTTCGCTAATGGGCTGATGGCGCCCGGCGAGCCCAACTGCAGGTGTACCGCGTTGCATCGCATCCCGGAGGATGACGAATGAGCACAACGAAGGCGCAGCCGGCCCTCGCACGCTTCGAGGTCAAGGCGATAAACGACGAGGAGCGCACGTTCACCGGTCTGGCCTCGACATGGGACCTCGACCTCGGCGGCGATGTGATCGAGAAGGGCGCGTTCGCGAAGACGCTGCGCGAGTGGAAGCGTAAGGGCCGCTCGATCCCGCTGATCGACCAGCACAACTACATGAGTGTGCGCAGCGTCGTCGGCAAGATGACCGAGGCGAAAGAGACCGACGAGGGCCTGCTCGCGACGTTCGAGGTGATCGAGGGCGCTGACGGCGATGAGGTCTGGCGCCGGCTGAAAGGCGGCTACGTGGATGGCCTGTCGATCGGCTATCGCGCGACACTCACCGCAGAGCCGTCCGATGATCAGCGGAAGAAGGGCGTCTGGCGGATCATCAAGGAGCTCGATCTCCGCGAGGTCAGCGTCGTCGTCTGGCCGATGAACACGGCCGCCCGCATCGACCCCGAGAGCATCAAGGCCGCGCTCGCTCTCGTCGACGACGAGAAGGAGCTGCGCGGCATCGCATCACACATCGGCAGCCTGCTGCGTCCGAAGCCCCCCGCCAGCGAAGAGGCGGCAGAAGCGAAGGACGAGCAGGAGACCGAACAGCCCGACGCGTCCCCCTCCACCGACGACCACGGGGAGGCTGATACGCAGAAGGGAGACCAGGACGAGCCGGAATACCTCTACACCGAGGCGCTCCAGCATCGGCTGCTCCGGCTCCGTATCAGCTCACGCACTATGGAGACACTGCAATGAGTGGGACGAACGCAAGCATCACGAAGATGGAGGCCGAGCACGCGGCACTCCTCAAGGAGCTGCAGGCTGGCGAGGCGGAGATGCGCGCTGGCCCGATCAGCCAGAAGCGCGGCGAGGAGCTCGAGCAGAAGGCGAAGCGCGCCGAGGAGCTGCAGCAGCACATCAACCAGTATCGCCGGATCGCGAACCTCGCGAAGCAGGGCCGTGAGGTCGAGAACCCGACGATGCCGGCCGACCGGAAGGCCGAGCGCGCGAAGAAGCGCATCATCACGACGCCCGGCCATCTGTTCGTGCTGTCCGACCAGTTCAAGGGCTACCTCGAATCGAAGAAGCAGGGCTGGTCGGCGAGCGTCGATGTGCGGACGCTGCGCGACGGCCGCGTCGAGCTGGTCGGCGAGGCCGCCGAGGAGTTCGAGGCGAAGGCGTTCGACCCGAGCACGCTGCCGGTCGTCGGCACCGACGCGATCATCCCGCAGCAGCGCGACCCGGACGTCATCCGCTACGAGGAGCCGGAGATCCTGAATCTCCGCAGCGTGCTCGACAGCTCGGGCACGACCTCGGACACGATCCGCTTCGTGCGCTACACCTACACGCGTGCCGCTGCCTCGCAGGACGGTAAGGGCGCACTCAAGAACTTCGGGAAGATCAGCTTCGATGTGGCCACGACGCCCGTCGAGACGATCGCAGTGCTCTCGAAGGTCACGGAGCAGGATGTCGACGATGCGCCCCGCATGATCTCGATCATCAACGGCGAGATGCGTCTCGACGTGAAGGTCGAGGAGGACCGGCAGATCGCCTGGGGCAATGGCACGGACGGCAACCTGCTCGGGCTGTTCGACCCCTCGGTCGGCATCAGCGAGTTCAGCCGCGCCCAGCAGGATGACACGCTGATCGACACGATCCGTCGCATGCGGACCGACCTGCGCAAGCGGCGCGTGATGCCCTCGTTCGTCGCGGTCGACCCGATCGACTGGGAGCAGATCGAGCTCGAGAAGGGCACCGATGACCGCTACGTCTGGGGCCTGATCAGCACGCTGCGCGGCCCGCAGATCTGGTCGCTGCGCGTCGTCGAGACGGACGCGATGACGAACCCGGACACGGGCGAGCGTCGCGTGCTCATGGGCGACGGCACCCGCGGCGCGACGGTCTTCGATCGTCACGACGTGCGGCTCGCGGTCGGCTACGTCGACGACGACTTCGCCCGCAACCTGCGCACGCTGCGCGCGGAGGAGCGGATCGCGCTCGCGATCAAGCGGCCGTTCGCGTTCACGTACGCGCAGACGGCGCTGCCCGGCAGCTGACACGGGCTGGGCACAAACGCAGTACCGGGGGCGGGGTCGGCTTTCGCGCCGACCCCGCACACTCGCCCGAACCGGAGGGGCTGAGAAGTGCAGGTTCACGAGCAGGTTCGCACCGTGAAGACAGGCCGGAAGTTCCTCGAGGTCCACACCGAGCGCGTTGTGCGGCTCGAAGATGCGGGCCGCAGGCCGCCCTGCACCCCGAGAACGGCCCGCTGCTACAGCACTCCGTTCCCGTTCCAGCGCACGCGCGCATGCTGCCGCGCGCACAATGTCACCGTCCTGGGCGATGTCGCGGCCGCACTCGACGATGCCGGCGTGCCGTGGTGGATCGATTACGGGACGCTGCTCGGCTACCAGGTCAACGGTGGCTTTTACTGGAATGACAAGGACACCGATATCGGTGTGCTCGCGACGCATCGCGACGTCGTGCTCGAGCTGATGCAGCACTGGCGTTCGCTCGGCCGTTACGTCCACTACAAGGCGCCGAGCGGGGATCGCTGGAGGGGCGGCGACCGTGTGAAGGTCCGGCTCTCGGCGGTCAATCACAACAACTGCGACATCTTCTTCTGGGAGCAGCGCGAAGACGGGCTGCTGCACAGAGCCAACTATATACAGGTCGACCGTTTCAAGGGCCGCGAGTTCCCGCCCGATTGGGTATTGCCGCTGCAGCGCGGGAGGTGGGAAGGCATTGACGTCTCGGTCCCGGCCCAACCCGAGAAGCTGGTCGCCCATCGCTACGGCGACGGCTGGCGCGAGCTGCCTGCCGCGAGGACGGACGGGGTGCGGCGATGATCGTCGTGATCCCGGCGAAGGGGACGTCGAGCCGTGTGCCCGGCAAGAACCTGCGTCCGCTCGCGGGCCAGCCGCTCGTGCTCTGGACGATCGAGGCAGCGCTCGAGGCAGCGGTCGGCCCCGTCCTGGTCAGCACGGACCACCCGACGATCGCGAAGCTCGCTGAGACCGCGGGCGCCCGCGTGATCGAGCGACCGGAAGCGCTCGCGC